ATCATAGAGAACGCTTGCGCCACTTATGAACTTTCATACCGCCCAACAAGTGATCGTGACACTTCGTTTGCCGAGGGACGACGCTTTGTCGGTCTACAGATCGTCAAGGCTCTGAAACTCGATATCTCGAAACTGCAGAGGAAAGAAGAATGAAGCCCTGGTACACCATCTACCAAGAAGAAATCGTTGACGACGGCTCAGACCTGGGTGGTGATACCACCGACGATCCAGTGGTCGAAACGCCAGCCGACCCCACCACACCTGTTGCCGCAGCGACTACCACTGCACCCGTCGTTGAGCCACCGGCTGGCGACTGGGCGCCCGACTGGCGCTCCAAGATTTCCCCGGATGCCAAGCACCAGAAGACTCTGGAGCGGTTCGACTCACCCAAGAGCATGTTCGAAAGCTACATGGCCCTGCGCCAGAAGCTGGACAGCGGCGAGCTGAAACCAGTCACCGATTACCCTGCCGACGGCAAGCCCGAGCAGCAGGCTGAATGGCGCAAGGCCCATGGCATTCCCGATACACCGGAAGGCTACGAGCCTGAGTTCGACGACGGCCTGGTGATCGGTGAGCACGACAAGCCTATCGTTGAGGGGTTCCTGAAAGCTGCGCATGCGTCCAATGCTTCACCAGAGCAGGTTAACAAGATCATGCACTGGTACTACGAGGAGCAGGAACGGATGCTTGCGGCTCAGGAAGAGAAAGATACCGAGTTCCTGCGCGAGTCCGAAGATACTTTGCGGGCTGAGTGGGGCGGTGACTACCGGGCTAACATCAATATGATTCGCGGCTTGGTCGACACTATGCCGGCTGATGTGAAAGACCTGTTCGTCAACGCTCGCCTGGGTGACGGACATGCTCTTTTGAATCACCCGGACATGGCGCGCTGGCTGGCTATGAATGCTCGCACCATCAATCCAGTTGCAACCGTAGTTCCAGGGGCTGGTGCGAATATCTCCGGCGCAATCGATGATGAAATCACTTCGATTGAGAAAACCATGAGGACTGATCGCAAGGCATACAATGCCAATCCGAAGATGCAAGAGCGTCTGCGTGAGCTTTATAGTGCGAGGGAGCGTGCGAAGGCGTAAGAAGTGTGGCTAGGGGGAATCGCTCCACGACCTTGGGGTTCTACCACTCTTTGGCTGCTTCCCCCCTTCCACAATTCCATGCTAGTCTTAAAACAATTCAGCGGTCAACCCATTTATGGCACCGCTGGAAACTGAATACCGTAGTAGCAAGGCCCTGCTAAAACAAACTGGCCCTCGCAAGAGAAAACCCGAAGTTTGGCACTGCAGATAACCCCGGCGAACGGACTAAAAACCTGTTTATTGGAGTAACTGTCATGTCTGACACGGCATTTCAAACCCAGTACCGCCAGGAATTTATTGCCGGTTTCGAACAGCATCAATCTTTGCTGCGCGATACCGTCACTACCGAGGCGGTTATTAAGGGCAACACTGCGGTCTTCCTAGTCGCTGATTCTGGCGGCGCTGCGGCAATGACCCGCGGTGTAAACGGTATGATCCCTGCGCGTTCCGACAACAATACGCAGAATAGTGTTGTTCTGCAGGAATGGCATGATCTTGTACGCAAGACCAGCTTCAACGTCTTTGCGTCCCAGGGCAGCCAGCGCGAAATCATGCAAATGACCACTATGGCCGTCATCAATCGCAAGATCGACGACGAAATCATCACCGAGTTGAACACTGCCACCAACGACACCGGGGCTGCTGCACCGGGTTCGGTCAGCATGTTCCAGCACGCCCGCGTGATCCTGGGTAACAACGATGTTCCATGGGATTCGAACATCACTCTGTTGTGCACCCCGGCTTTCCTGGCCTATCTGGAGCAAGCCCCTGAGTTTGCCAACGCCCAGTACGTTGACCTGCGCCCATACGCCGGTCAGGAGTCGAGCTGGAAAGACAAGCCCATGAGCTACAAGTGGCGCAACTGCTCCATCATCGAACACCCCAACCTCCCAGGCAAAGGCACCAGTGCCGAGAAGTGCTTCTTGTATCACAAGAACGCAATCGGTCACGCCGCAGCCACCGGGAGCATGGAAACGCCAGTTGGGTATGACGAGGAACAAGCCTATTCGTGGGCGCGCGCCTCGATCTTCATGGGGTCGAAACTGCTGCAAAACAGCGGTATCGTCGTTATTAATCACGACGGCAGTGCATACGTCGCCTCGTAAGGAGTAAGCATCATGGCTTATAACGGCACTACGGCGGCTTCGTCCGTATCCAACCCGCCCCGCGCTCTCTTTCAGGGTGTCGGCGGTTCCGTAACTTCGTCGGGTTTCGACGGTATCGGCCACGCAGGTGGTCATGCAGGTAGCTTGTGGTCGTATGTTTCGACCGACACCACTGCTGAGGTGGTAGCAAGCGGCTTCTTCACAGATGGTCAACGCCTCGGCATGCGCCCTGGTGATCTGGTGCTTGGTGTTTCGCACACCACCACCGTAGGATCCAGTGGTGTAGGTTGGTTGGGTGTTGTCTCCCACGTCAGCTCCACCGGCGTGAGTCTCAACGCTGGCATCGTGACCTAAGCAACATTGGCTGGTGGGGGCGTTCGCGCCCCCTTTTTTTACCTCGGAGAAAAACAATGTCCGTCGACACGATTCGTTTCAGCGAGTTCCCCCATAAGAACATGAGCTGGTCACTCACAGTCCCAGCCAACACCACTCTTGAGGAAGTCCTCAACCCTTCGTACCTGGCAAACGTAGCCCCCAAGCTGTCCCTCTACGACCGTGTTCACGTCAGCGTCGACACCGGCGAGTGGTACGCAGAGCTGTTGGTGGTATCATGTGGTCGGGTTTGGGCCAAGCTGGTTCCGTTGGTCAAGATCGATCTGACCAGCAAAGATGACGACCAACTGGAAGGCGAAGCCTTCGAGAAGTTCATCGTCCAGTATCGCGGCCCGCACTTGAAGTTCTGTATCGTCCGCAAGGAGGATAAGGAATCGATCAAGGAGAACCTGCAGACCAAGGTAGAGGCCCACAACTGGCTCAACTCGTATGTAATGACTCTCTAAAGGTGGTGCATCATGGCGGCGACTCAACTCGGACTTTACAATGAAGCCCTACGACTGATCGGAGAACGCCGCCTCGCCAGCCTAACCGAGAACCGGGAGCCCCGCAGGGTTCTCGACGATATCTGGACTGATGGCGCTGTCGATTACTGCCTGGAACAAGGGCAGTGGAACTTCGCAATGCGCGCTGTCGAGATTGATAAGTCCACCACCACCCTACCTGCCTTCGGCTACAACAACGCCTTTGACAAACCCAGTGATCACATCCGAACAGCCGGCGTTTGCGAAGACGAGTTCTTCACCGTGCCGCTGCTGCGCATGGTGGAGGAAGTAGGGTTCTGGATGGCCGACATTGACCCCATCTACGTCCGTTATATCTCGAAAGCTGCCACCTACGGCAACGACCTGACCCGCTGGCCAGTGACCTTCACCAAGTACGTGGCCGCGTACCTGGCTTCCGAGGCGGTGTTTACCCTGACGCAGAGCGCCGAGAAACAAAATTATATCTTCGGTCTGATGATGCGCCGGCTGACCGACGCCCGCAGTAAAGACGCGATGGCTGACCCAACGGCGTTCATGCCGCAGGGCGGATGGTCTGCTTCGCGTAGGGGCGGTGGTCGGAGGGATCGCGGGAACAGGAACAGTTTGATAGGGTAGGGTGAGGGGGTTTCGCTTAGGGAGGATGGGGTACTTTTCATCTTTGGCTGGCAACCCCCTCACGCTCAAAGGATAGTTCAGATGGCCAAGAAATCAACAGCGTACTTCGGCTTCAACAGAGGGCTAGTCTCACGACTGGCCCTTGCGCGTGTTGATATGAAACGCCTCTCATTTTCGGCAGAAGTAATGCTGAATTGGATGCCAAGGGTGCTGGGCTCCATGATGATGCGCCCTGGCCTAGCCTTCCTGGGGTCAACTGCAGATGATTTTAAAGCCAGATTTTTACCGTTCATCTTCTCGACTGATGACACAGCCCTGGTGGAAATCACCGACGGCCTAACCAGGGTGTGGGTAGACGATGAGGTGATCGTCCGCCCCTCAGTCTCCACTGCCGTGGCCAACGGCGGTTTCACGTCCAATCTAAATTCTTGGACTGACGACGACGATGCTGGCGCCGCCAGCACGCACCACGCTGATGGCTACATGCAGCTGGTTGGCGATGGTGACACTGCGGCTGCTGTCCGCTACCAGACCGTTACGGTATCTGGCGGCGACCAGAACACTGAACACGCCCTGCATGTGGTCGTGAACCGCGGGCCCGTTGGGTTCGGCGTAGGGTCAACCGTCGGTGGCGATGAGTATATCCAGCTCACCACGCTGGACACTGGTATTCATTCCCTGGCTTTCACGCCGGCAGGTAACTTCACTATCCAGTTCGAAAGCACCCTTGAGCGCGCCGTATTGATCGACTCGGTGGAAGTGGAAGCAGCCGGCGACATGGAAATAGCCTCGCCCTGGGGCGAAGACGATCTTCAATTCATCCGCACCGACCAGAGTGGTGACATTCTTTTCGTAGCCTGCAAAGGGTTCCTGCAGCGCAAGATTGAGCGCCGCGCCCTACGTTCATGGTCGGTTGTCTGGTATCTGTCGGACAACGGCCCGTACCGCAACGAGAACACAGATAACACGACGCTGGCAGCCAGCGCCCTGACAGGTAACGTCACCCTCACAGCTTCGCAGGGTATATTCGAATCTGGCCACGTCGGCTGCCTGTTCAAGATCAGATCAGAAGGCCAGCGCGTGACCGCTTCTATCTCGGCGCAGAACAACTTCACCAATACAGTTGAAGTCACTGGCGTAGATGAGCAGCGCCGCATCGCCATCACACTGACTGGTACGGGCTCTGCCACGGTGACGTTGCAGCGCTCGATAGGGCTTGTGGGTAACTGGGTAGACGTGACGACTTACACGTCTAACCAGGCCACCACCTACGCAGACGCGCTGAGCAACCAGACCGTGTTCTACCGCCTTGGTATCAAGACCGGCGATTACTCTTCCGGCACCATAAACTTGGATCTGGATTACCCGCTCGGTAGCATCACAGGTGTGGCCAGGGTCACCGGGTATACCAACTCTGCGTCCGTACTTGCAGAGGTTCTGGAAGACTTCGGCTCCACCACCGGCAGCAAGTTTTGGGCAGAGGGTTCGTGGTCGTCAGTCAACGGGTTCCCGACTGCGGTGGCGTTCTATGAAGGGCGGCTGTGGTGGGCAGGCCGGAACGGTATCTACGGTTCGGTGTCCGACGACTTCTACAACTACAACCCCGATACCCTGGGAGACTCCGGCCCGATCAACCGTACCGTAGGCTCAGGCCCAGTCGATGATATCAACTGGCTGCTGCCGCTACAGCGCTTGATCATCGGGGCAGAGGGTGCAGAGCATTCCGTACGGGCCACATCGTTCGATGAAGTGCTCACGCCGTCCAACTTCAATATCAAGGAAGCGTCGACCCAGGGGTCGAGCAGCGCTATCGCCGTCAAGATAGACAGCCGCGGCGTGTTCGTTCAACGCGGCGGCACAAGGCTGTTCGAGTTGGCTTTCAGCGCAGAAGTGGGCGATTACACCAGCGTCGAAGATACCCTGGTGGTGCCGGATATTGGCGAGCCAGGCATAGTTCATGTGGCCGTGCAGCGCCTTCCGGATACGCGCGTACATTGCATACGGGAAGACGGCAGCGTAGCCGTGCTGGTGCATAACCACGTGGAGAACGTGCTTTGCTGGGTGCAGGTAGATACGGACGGCGAGGTCGAGGACGCCGCGGTGCTCCCTGGCGACGTGGAAGATAACGTCTACTACACGGTGAAGCGCACCATCGACGGCGTGACAAGGCGGTATCTGGAGCGCTGGGCCCTGGAGTCAGAAGCCAGAGGTGAGACGATCACCAAGACCAGCGATTCTTATCTGGTCTACAGCGGCGCAGCTGTTACCACCCTCAGTGGCCTCGGCCATCTGGAAGGTAAGCAGGTAGTGGTGTGGGGCAACGGTAAAGACCTTGGCACCAAGACGGTCGTTGGTGGGCAGATCACCACCATATCCGAAGCAGTCACCACAGCTGTTGTGGGTCTGGCGTATACTGCACAGTGGAAAAGCACCAAGCTGGCTCATATATCGAAAGAGAATGAAGCTATACAGCTCACTCACCCCAAGCGTATAACCCAGGTTGGTTTCGTGCTGGCCGACGCCTACGACCAAAGTCTAACGTACGGCCCTGACTTCGACACCATGGACGACATGCCGCGGTATGAGAACTCACTGGAAGTAGGCGGCGACACCAGAACAGAATACGATGAGGAACTGATTGAGTTCCCAGGTGAGTGGGGCAGTGATTCGCGGCTTTGCATACAGGCGTCCTCGCCGCGCCCGGTTACAGTCCTTGCCGCCGTGTTGGCCTACGAGACAGAAGAGAAATCGTGATCGTAAAACCTGCTACTGAGAAGCTGGTAAAGGAATACTACGGGTTCGCACTACCGCTGACACTGCGCGGATACGTTGTGATCAATGACGATGGTGAAGTGGTAGGGGTAGCAGGGTTTTTGCGCAAATCGAAAGGCGTTATGGCGGTGTTCTCAGAGGGGGAGCCGGAAGCCTATGAAGACAAGCGCATGGTGGTCAAGCTGGCCCGTTACATGATGCGCTTAGCAGATGAGAAAGGTTGGACGCTGATTGCAGATCCAGATGACACTATACCGACTGCCGCGCATTTTCTTCGCCGGCTTGGATTTGAACCTGATGAAGAGGG